GTACCATCACAGTTTGCAATGGCACCTGATAATTTATCAATATCCGCAGGTGCAGCATTCATCAGAGCAAGAAAGCCCGACATAGCATTTTTGCCCACAAGAGTTTCTGCGGCACTCGCTTTTTCGGATTCTGACATCTGGTCAAATGCAACCCTGCAGTCTGCTAAAATATCAGATAAGCTTCGCATTGATCCGTCTGAATTGGAAGTTGCGATCTCCATTTCTCCAAAGGATTCAGAGCAGAATTTCACATCGCCGGAAAGGGCAGTCATAATGGAACGCATGGAAGTACCGGATTGTGTGGACTTGATACCTGCGTTTGCCATTAAACCCAGTGCCTCAGCAGTATCTTCACAGGAGAACCCCAAAGCACCTGCAATCGGAGCACAGTATTTGAACGACTCACCAAGCATAGATACATTTGTATTTGCGTTAGAACTTGCAGCAGCAAGTACATCAGCGAAATGACCGCTATCCTGTGCTGTCAGTCCAAATGCAGTGAGTGCATTTGTAACAATATCCGATGTTGTAGCAAGGTCTTCACCGCTGGCAGCTGCAAGGTTCATAATGCCGTCAATGCCCGACAGCATATCATTTGTTTTCCAGCCTGCCATTGCCATATAGTTCATCGCTTCGGCAGCTTCACTTGCTGAAAATTTTGTTTTACTGCCCATTTCACGGGCTTTATCACGCAAAGCCTGTAAATCATCACCCGTTGCACCGGAAACAGCGGCAACCTTTGACATTGCAGAATCAAAGTCAGAGGCGGTTTTCACAGCGGCAGTTCCAAGAGCCGTCACACCTGCGGTAACAGGCAGAAGTTTTTCACCTGCACCTGAAATTTTACCACCGACATTCTGGAGAACTTCTCCTGCATCGCCGATTTTTTGCAGGGCAGAACCTGCATTTTTCGCCTCTGTTTCCAGACGTTTCAATTCGTTTTCTGTTTCAACGATTTCACGCTGCAAAGCATCATATTGCTGCTGAGAAATTTCGCCGTTTGCAAGAGCGGTATTTGCCTGTTCTGCGGCAGTTTTCAGCGTTGCAAACTTTTCTTTTGTTGCAGAAATGCTGTCGGCTAAAAGTTTTTGTTTCTGAGAAAGCAGTTCTGTATTTCTTGGATCAAGTTTCAGCAGTTTTTCGACATCTTTCAGCTGTGTCTGGGTATTTTTGATGCTCTTGTTGACACCTTCCAGTGCTTTGGATAGCTTGGTAGTATCTCCGCCAATTTCAACGGTAATGCCTTTGATTCTGTTTGCCACTGTGGTTCACCTCACTTTTTTTAAAAAAATGTAATACAAACGCTTGCAATTTGCATAAAATAGTGGTATAATATAAGCAGAGATCATACAGAAAGGAGTGGCTGTTATGGCACAAGCAACAATCTCTGCACGCATTGACGAAAAGGATAAACAGGCATTTGATAATTTCTGTTCTGATGTTGGATTGAATACATCTGCCGCCATTAACCTTTTTATAAAAGCTGTTCTGCGTGAAAGACGTATTCCATTTGAGATTTCTCAGTCAAGCGACCCTTTTTACAGCGAATCCAATCAAAAACATTTGATGAAAGCAATTCAGGAGTTGCGTGACGGCAAAGGAACTGCTCATGATTTGATTGAGGTGGACGATGAGTGAAAAAATATGGTCTGATGACGCCTGGGACGATTACCTCTACTGGCAGACACAGGATAAAAAGACTTTAAAACGAATCAACCAACTCATCAAAGATATTGAACGAAATGGTTGCCTTGAAGGTATTGGTCAACCGGAAGCATTGAAGAACAACTTGCACGGTGAGTACAGCAGAAGAATCAACGAGAAAGATCGCCTTGTTTATCACGTTGAAAATGATAGAATTTATATTGTCAGCTGTCGCGGACATTATGATGACAAATAATTAAAACGCATCAAAATCCGCCTGTCCAGCGACCTCATTCCACCCTGAATACGCATCATTTTCACGTTCCGTGAACATATCATTGATCAGTCCAATCGTCAGCAAATCCAGCTCGGTCATAGAAAGACCGAGCTGTTTGCATCTCAGGAGAAAAAGCGGAGTTGTCATCGGGCGGTCAGTCTGGCGATGTTTTTTTTAGACTCTACCTGCGTTGCGGTGTTCAGTCCCCAGAGTTCGATCAGCTGAGGCAGAATTTCATAGATACTGAATGTGTTGAACTGTTTCAAGAACTCGTCAGGGTTATCAGGAACATTCTCCGGATCAGCGTGTTTTGCCATGATGTAGGTGATATTTTCAAAAACCTCAAGACTTTCAATGCCGATTTCGCTTTTGTTTTCATCACCTTCAGTGACTTCTGTCTTCAGTGCAGCAAAGTCCTTATAAATATCTCTGCGAAATTTCAGACGATACAAACGTGGCACAGCAGCACTTGCCTTGAAAGGTACTTCAATCCCGTCAATTGTAATGTTTTTCTGAATAGCCATAGCTGTGTACCTCCTTATGATGTCTTCGCAGAAGACTTAACTGTCGTATCAGGGTTATACGGCATTTTAAACCAGTTATTATACACCGTATCTGTGGTGCTTTCAGTAGTTTTGGACTTCACAAGACCTGTCGGCAAAGGAGTAGCTTTCAGCGACAGCTTTTCGGTCTTGACTTCTGTGCTTTCCTCAGTGGTTGCAGATTCTGTCGCAGGACGTGACGCACTGCAACAATACATCACATGACGGATATGGTGCTTGTCACCCAGAAATTCAAACATCAATGCAAACTGTGCAAGTTCTGTATCATTCTTTTCCACCAGAACACCGTTATTATCAAGGATTTCTCCTAAGATTTCCGTTGCAAATTCGGTTGTGATAAGGGCGATTTCGAGATTGCCTGTATATCTTGCATTGTTGTTGATGACATAATAAACACCGTTGTCCGCATAGAAATTCTCCGCTTCGCCGTTGGCATCAATAGAAAGCGATACAGCACCGGGGAGATGCTTTGACGGACCATATGCAGGAACAGTTTTGTTGCCGTCAGTGTCTTCGCCCCATTCATTGATTTTCGCCCAGTAGACGTTCTGCAAACCGAATTTGACCTTGTTCTTTTTGTTTGCCATAAAAATCATACCTCCATTTCATAAAGTATCTCATACATTTTTTCTGATTCGATGAATGTTTCTGATTTCGTATAATAGATTTTGTGGTGAGAAAGCACCATTTCTATCTGTTCTTCCAGTTCTGGTTGCTTTCTATCGGTATACAACTCAATATCCAGCATTTTAAAGCTGAAATACATGGAGTTATCCGCCGAAAATGTATTTTCTCCGGGGGATAAAAACAGCAGAAAAGGCGGTGCAGGGCTTTCGCCCTCGGCGAAATGATGGTAGGCAAAAGGCAGTTCCATCTCTTCCATCATTTCTGCGATTTGTTCGTAGGTCATGACAGCGCCTCCTCTATAAGTTTCTCAAAAAGCTGTACACCTTTTTCTTCCGCAGGAGCAATATGCGGTTTGCCAGATACACGTCCACCGCCACGCTTGGCGTGCCCCTTTTCCAAAAGGTGTGCCAGCTGATACCTGTTTTTAGAATGAACAGTCATTTCAAGAGAATGGCTGTTTTCCTTTGTTTTTTTGGAAGTCCAGCTTTTTGAATACGCACCTGTTCGCTTTGGTGCATTGGAGGATATTTCATCTTTTACAGACTTTGCAGTCTTTCTAACCGCCTTTTTCATTGACGTATCTGCAAGGTCAGCATAATCTGTCAGACCCTTCATAATTTCATCAGCCATTGCATCAACTGTAGTCATCGGAAGTACCTGCCTTTCGTATCTCACCCTCAATTTTCATGTAGTTGTTGTGGTCGTATAAAGGAGTAATTCCGGTGACATTGTAGACGCTGTTTCTGAAAAGAATACGGAAATTGGTGCTGTTGATATTCAGCGAGGCAGGACTTTGACGAACCAGAAATTCAAGTTTCTGTACCTCTTTGGTAACTCCTGTATCCGTTGTTTCACTTGCTGTTTTTACAATTACCTTTGCCCACAAAGAAAAGGTTTCTTCCCATTTTGTAATATGGTTGCCGATCTCGTCCACAACTGTTCTGTGTTCCAAAATGGTGATTCTCTGATTCAGAGTCCCGATTTCCATTACATCACGCCCTCTCGCTGTCCGCACAGTATCTTCATTTTCAGCAAATGCTGATTCGTCCATTCTGCCAACGTCCATTACCAGATTTTTTGCTGTAGAAAGCAGATTTTGAATCAGACTATCGTCCTCTTCATAATCTACTCTCAGATAATTTTTCGCCTCTTTCAGCGTAATCATAGCATCACGCTTTCTGATAGTCAGTGTCTTAACAGCTTCAGGGAGAATCAGTTTTCCGTCCACACGCTGAGATGCGAGGAAACCGACCTGTCCGTTCATGGCAAAGAGTTCATTCAAACGTTTCAAACTTCTGCCCTGTCTGTCAGCGATCCAGTAATACGAGGAAACAACAGCTATGAGCAAAATCGGATATATCATAGTTTCAACGGAACATCAGGAGACAGCGAGACAGCAGGAAATCATGTGCGACTATCAGGTTGACCGCATCTTCTCCGAGAAGTTGTCAGGAGCAAACGGAGACCGCCCTCAGCTCAGGGCTATGCTTGAATATGTGCGTGAGGGTGACACCCTCTACATTGAGAGTATCAGCCATTTAGGACGCTCCACAAAGGGCTTGCTGAACATTATCGACACACTCACCACCAAAGGGGTAACGCTCATCAGCCATAAGGAGAAAATCGACACCGACACGCCTGCGGGCAATTTCATGTTGACCGTGTTTGCTGCCCTCTCTCAGTTGGAGCGTGAACAGCTCAAACAGCGACAGCGTGAGGGCATCGAGATCGCTAAGGCACAGGGCAAATACACAGGACGGAAGCCCATTGAGATCGACTGGACGAGGTTCGGTCAGCTTTATGGGGAATGGAAGTCCAAGAGCATCACAGGCAGGGACTTTATGCGGAGAATGGGCTTGTCAGCTAACACTTTCTATCGCCGTGTCAGGGAGTATGAAGCGGAACACGGCATTACCGAGCCTACCTCTGCTTGAAAGCCACCTCAGACGAACGGAAACGCACCTCAGAGCCGTCCGAGCCTGCGGAGCGGAAAACTAACCGTCTGAAAAGAAAAGACCTGAGAAGTGCTTGTGTGAGCAAATCTCAGGCCTTTGTGAGTTATTCAGTTCCAAAAGGGTATGCTGTCATTGTGGCGTGCACCATAATGATGATATGGACTTGTGCGGAACGGTTTGCAGGTGTTCCAATAGACTACGGGCAAGTAGCACACATCAATATTGTGCCTTAACGAAATCTTAACACCGTAACCGTAATCTTAACAACACTTTAACCGCTCATGTGATATAATAAAGCTATCATTTGAACGAGAGGTGTACGATGTTA